GCCCGGCGATATAGCCTTTTTCCAATTTGATGATGATGCTCAACCCGATCATGTGGGCATTGTTATCAAAAACAACACTAAATTGAAGCGCCTAGTGTGCATTGAGGGCAACACAAGCCCTAGCACAAAAGGCTCCCAAGCAAACGGTGGCGGCGTGTATAAGAAGAAGCGCCCTTACTCTTTAGTGTTGGCAGTTGCTCGCCCTATAAAGGAGGATAAATGAGCAAGAAAAACCTAGACAAACTTAAATCATTTGTACGCCATTTTGCTATTACTGCGGTGGCTGTTTATAGCGTTAGCCCAGATGCAGATTGGAAGGCTGTATTGGCTGGCGCTGTTGCGGGTGTAGTTGGCCCGGCAATTCGCGCAATTGATAAGAATGATCCCGCTTTTGGCCGTGTCGCAGAATGGGCAGAAGTTGAGATTAAGAAGATTGCAAAGAGAGCGCCTAAGAAGAAAGCATAGATTTCCCGCCTCCATGGGAAAACACTCCTGAGCATGAGCCTAAACTGCTCATTTAGGCTTTTGGTACACTTTACGCGGAGGTGGGTATGAGTTTAGAAAAGGCAATAGAAGAACTAGCATCCAAGCAAAAACCATATAGCAAGTATTGTGCATGGCAAATGACAATGAACTCATTAACAGAAAAAGACCGAAAAGCCTTAGATGAGGCATGGCTAAAAGGTTATTCGGCAAATATCATTGTAAAAGCCTTACGCGCTGAAGGATATAAGGCAACTGCCGAATCAATAAGGGCGCACAAAAGAGGTATGTGCAAATGTCCAAAGTAGATAAAGTATTAGAGCAACGCGAAGAAGATTATGGCGATGCTTTAGAAAATTTTGAAACTATTGGCAAGGTATGGGGTGCTTTATTGGGCATTAATCCTATTGCGCCTTATCAAGTTGCATTAATGATGGATAGCCTAAAAACGGTGCGTTTGTTCAAAAACGCAAATCATGAAGATAGTTGGTTAGATAAACAAGGTTATATTTTTCATGCTATGGATATAGTGACACGATGAGCCTTGAAGATAGCCTAAAAAACTTACCCGAAGGCATTGAATCTGAAGATGTCAAAGAGTTGCGCAATGTCATTTTTAGATTACAAAAACAATTAATCAAAGCCAAAACAAAAACGGAAGATTTAGTAGAGGCAACACATCAAGCCGCTTATGATGCAATGCTTTCTATGGGGCCAATCAAACCGATACCTGCACCAAAGGTAGAAAAAGGTAACAAAAAGAAACCTGAAGTTGCTTTATGGCACATGACAGATTGGCAAGGTGCAAAACGCACATCTACCTATGATTCAAACATAATGCGCCAACGCGTTATGGAATTTGCAGAAAAAGCAATACGCATCACCGAGATACAGCGCGCGGATCATCCTGTAAAAGAATGTTACATATTGTTTGGCGGCGATATGGTGGAAGGTTTATTTAACTTTCCGGGGCAAGTATTTGAGATTGATTCAACGCTATTTGAGCAATATGTAAATGTTTCTCGGCTTTGCGTAGATGTAGTGCGCTACGCCTTAGAGCATTATGAAAAGGTTACGGTTATCCCTGAATGGGGTAATCATGGGCGCATAGGATCAAAGCGTGACAATGTGCCGCGTTCAGATAATTTTGATCGTATGTGCTATGAACTTGCGCGACAATTATTAGCCGGAGAGAAAAGATTGGATTGGCGCGAATGTCCAGAAGATATACAAAGGGTTGAAATTGGAAACTATCGCGCACTCCTTATTCATGGCGATGAAGTTGGCCGTAATGGGTTTGCATCTCCATCAACAATTGTTCAACACATCAATCGCTGGCGTTCTGGTTCTTACCCGTGGGAATTTAGAGATGTTTATATTGGTCATTATCACACCCACAATGAATGGGCGCTCGCAAATGGATTGGGTAGTGTGTACCAAACTGGTTCTACCGAATCAGACAATAGATATGCCGGTGTTATGCTCGCCGCAACTGCTACACCATCTCAACGATTACACTTTATAGACCCTATAAAGGGCCGCGTTACCGCCGGATATAAAGTTTGGTTGGATTAATCACCTTCTTCATCTTCCAAACTAAATTCTTCTGAGCGAATATCCATATTGTTTTCTTTGCAATAGTCCATAGTGGTTACGAATGTGCCTAAAGCCCGGTTGGTCAAATCTTGCATCATGTCCGGGTATTGAAAGTCTGATTCCACCTCAATGATTAGGTTGAATAGGCTGATATGAACTCTTGCTTGTGCCATGGCATCCTCCTGAAACCCCAGTATCCCATTGATTATTTGCGACACGCCGGGCGGCTATTGCCAAAGTGTCGGTGGGCGGTTGTAAGGTTTGCCTACCCATTGGGCTTTTGCCCCTAACAGAAAGAAGGCAAGCATGGCATTTGACCTATCAGCCTACGAAACCGTAGCCGAAAGATTACAACGCGCATTAAATGATCACCCAAACATCCGAATAATTACGGAAATTGTGGATATTGCGCGTGACCCGCAAACACAACGCCCGCTCCAATATGTAGTTAGGGCTTCCCTGTTTTATGGGGATGAATTAAAGGCTGTTGATTACGCTGAAGAAATTGTTGGCAGTAGTCACATAAACAAAACTAGCGCCCTTGAAAACGCTTCTACAAGCGCCGTAGGGCGCGCGTTAAGCCTTGCCGGGTATATGGGCATAGACCCCAACACAAAGAAGCCCGTACGCCCTACAAGGCAAGATATGGAGAAGGCAGACAGAGTTAAAGAAGCACCTGCCGCGCCCGTAGTTTTGCCTCCAAAAGTTACAGAAGCGCAATACATAGAGGCAACAACAGCCATAGCCCTAGCCGATACAGCCACAAGCCTTGAGCAATTAAAGAGCATTTACAACCAATTTATTGCGCTCAAGGATATAAAAGTTAATGGCACAACCTTGCTTGATACCGTCAATAAAAAGAAAAGAGAGTTTGCATGAGCGACAAACAAAAGAAATTTGTACCTAGCGCCGGTTACATCGTATCGGTTCACCAAAACGCTTTAGGTATCAGAGCCGTAGCACAAGCCTTAGATATTTTTCCGGAGGCATTGGCGGAGGCGCTTGAGAAATCAGGATTCCAAGTAATCGCTGATCCTTTTGATTTGTCTGCCGATGCGGGCAAATTAATCAAACTGCAAGCCCGGCAAGAGGCACAAGGATTACATGTAGTGAAAGAAGGCAATGATGACACAGGTAGTGACACCTCAACAGATTGAGGCTCGCCTTTACGCATTATCTAAAGAAATAGATAGCGCCCATGAGGAACTTGTGCGATGCGAAACCGAATACCACCGCAAAAAAGCGGAGTATGAAGTTTGCATGGCGCGTAGCCGTATGAGTTATGCAAGCAAATCCTCACCTACTGGCAAGAATTACACGATTCAAGAGCGCGATGATTTGGCGCTTTTGGACAATGAGAACCTGCATTTTGATGTGAACTTGATAGAAGCACAAGTAAAAGCGGCGCGTAATAACGCCTCTCGCATCCGGGTGCAGGTGGATTTGACTAGAAGCATGAGCGCATCGGTTAGAACAAGTTTAGATTTATGACAAACTTTTTAGCCGGTCTAGGCATCTTCTTAATTGGTTATTACATTGGCAAGCGCGTAGGTATTGCGTTAGCCATGATGCGCATGGAGGCCATCATTGCCGACTTGCAACGGATTCAATCGTTTTTGACCGAAGGCAAAAAACAATGGAATGAGGATCAACTGTGAGCGATTTACAAAGCATGATAGTTAAATCATTACAGGGTTACGATGCAAGCCGTTCACGCTCAACACAAGTAGAGGTTGGGCCATCTTCTCTTGGAGGCTGTAAGCGCAGGGTTTGGCACGATTTGAAGCAAACGCCAAAAATCAATCCAACCGAAACCCTTAGTGCAATTTTGGGTACTTTTATACACGCCGGGATGGAACAAACGATGCAACGCATTGATCCATTTGGCGAAAACCTTTTGATTGAGGTTGAACTTAATCACCCAGAAATCAAAGGGCATTGCGATTTATTTATTAAAGACCTTGGGCTTGTTGTTGATTTCAAAAGCAAGACTAAAAGCAATATGCGCTATTTAGGCAAAGGCCAAGAGCAATGGCAGATTCAAACTTATGGTTGGTTGTTGGAACAAGCCGGGCATAAGGTAAATCAGGTTGCTCTTGTTGGTATTCCTAGAGATGGGAAGATGAGTGACATTGTGGTTTGGCAAGATAATTACAAACCTGAAGTTGCTTTAGAAGCCCTTGAATGGTTGCGCAACTTGAAGGCATGGGCGGCAACAGATGATGCGCCTCCCGCGCCAGAATTAAACAAATCATTTTGCAAAAGTTACTGCCCGTACTTTGATGAAAGCGGGGTGTCCGGTTGCCCCAGTACGATGAAATAGATTGGGAACAAGCGGCTTGCCGAGGATCAATCTATACCGACCTTTTTTACGATGTAGAAGAAGCGCGGAGCATCTTGCAATATGAATACATAAACGCATTGCGCGCAATTTGTTTGGCGTGTCCAATATGGAAAGACTGCCTCTCATACGCAATGAGTAATGAGATGTACGGCGTTTGGGGTGGCCTAACATCTCTTGAGCGGTTGAGTTTCAAAGAACCGCACAAATACCCGAATCAACAACGGCGCGCGCTTTTTGCACTAGAAGAAGTGGGCATAAGTTATGAACAGGTTATGGAGTGCGTAGATGGAACCTATCCGTCAAGTAGAAGGCGATATTAGTAGGGAGCAAAGATTGGCTAAGTTTTTGGAAGGCAAATTAGGTTGGTCTTTGTTCCCTACCCCTAAGTTTTATTTCACGGACTATCACATTAATAAGTTGTACCCACATGGAAGGCAAAACTACATTGGTGATCTTGAGATTAAATGGCTCAATTCGCCAAGCACCTATCCTGCAATTTTTCCGTTTAATAAATTACAACAACTGCTAATTGCACCGCCGTACACCGATAGCGCCGAAAGTTATCACCGGATTTGTTTCCGTTTTACAGATGGGCTTATGATGCTACCGGCTAAGGAATTAGCAAAGTTACAACCCACATTGCATACCCGCAGAGATACGAATGAAACCGATTTAGTAGTTTGGGTAAGGGTTGATGAATATATCCAATGGTTCAAGCCGTTTGTAATTAACTAGGAGGCAATGTGAGCATCATCCGATCCCCAAGGGCAGAATCAAACTTTAGTGTTATCTCTAACGCCGTCATTAGAGATACCCGATTGAGTTACCGCGCTCGCGGAATTCTTTTGGAGATTTTGAGCCGCCCGGACAATTGGCGTGTATCGGCGGATTCACTTGCGCGTGGCGGTTGCGAGGGCCGCCACGCCATCCTCACCGCTCTAAAAGAGTTGCGGGAGTTTGGATATATGAAAACCGAGAAGCGCCAGAACGAACAAGGGCGTTTTGAAACCGTGAGCATTGTTTATGACATTCCTAATTATGAACCTACCGAAGTCCAAAAACCGGCTTCCGGTTATCCGAAGTCGGAAAACCGCACTTCTTTAGAAGAACTATCTAAGAAGAACTTAGATACAAACCCGTTGTTTGAAGAATTTTGGAACGCATACCCAAGAAAGGTTGGGAAGCAAGCCGCGCTCAAAGCGTTTGAAAAAGCATTACGGAACGCAAAGGTTCAAGAGATTATTGCCGGCGCTCGCCGATACGCAGATGATCCTAACCGCGTAGATGCTTTTACAGCCCACCCGACTACTTGGTTGAACGCAGGGCGCTGGAATGATCCACCATTGCCAGAGCGCATATTGACTGGCGATGAGAAACGCGCTTTGGAAATACGCAAGGCTGAGGAACGCAGACAGCGCGAAATTGAAGAAACATTACGGTGGCAAAAAGAAGTTGAAGAAAGAAACAAAAAAGCCGTACCAATGCCGGAGGAAATCAAAAATCTATTACGCTCCATTTGATTACATAACTGTTACACTTTTCCGTAACGGTTACTGTGTTAGGAGCCACAATGACAGTAGGTAAATTACCTGCCGATAAAGTTATGTGCGGTGATGAAATCATCGTTAATAATCAAAGCGGCAAAGTGAAATACATTGATGGGCCAGATACTCACGGAACATACGATGTTCATTTCATTGACAAAGCGGGAACAGAACACATTGAAATTGTGACAGGAGTAGTTACAATTAATTTGTGAAGAACTTTTTTGTTGATGGCCTTCCGGTTCCGCAAGGATCAATGAAGGTAATCAACGGGCATGTGATACATGCCAAGGGTTCCGCGCTCGCCGCGTGGAGATCAGGTATCGCGCTCGCGGCTCGCAACGCCGGGGTTTTTCCATCCCTTGAGCCGATTCATATTGAAATGAAATTTTATTTGCCAAAGCCGCGCACAGTTAAGCGCGATGAACCAACGGTTCCCCCCGACCTAGATAAATTGATTAGAGGGGTCTTAGACGGCCTAACAGCCATCGCATATAGGGATGATGGCCAAGTGACCTCAATCGTGGCTCAGAAGGCCTACGGAGAGCGTATAGGGGTAGATATAAGCCTACGCACACGCACATCCGAACAAATGTTCTAAACGACACGCCCAAAAACTTTTTTACAAAATGTTCTTGTTTTTTTGCCAATTATCCGTAATACTTCTGCCATCGGGTCAAACAAGACCCCCGAACATGGAGGCAGTAAATGACAGAAATAAGCAAGCAACAAGCGGTAGTAATAAGTGAAGAAATTGAAAAAGCCGTAAATCAAATTTTGGCAAAACACAATTTGAGTACGCACAAATACAAAGTGAAGTATGGCAATGTGCTTGGTATCAATCTTGAGGCAACACCAATTACCTTGAATGATAAAGGTGTTAATACATCAACTCCTGCGGCTTTTGCATGGTTATCTATTGGTACTGATTATGGGTTTGAAAATCCTGCCGAGGTGTTGGGCGCAACATTTGAAACTAAAGGCAAGACATACAAATTCTTAGGTATCCATCCTTCAACTCGCGGTAAGTTTGCGGTTGAGGCATTAGATATGGCAACCGGTAAAAAATATGGTTTTACATATACAGCGTTGCGTAAATTGCCTAACTTTGACGAAACTCGCGTTTTATCTTGGTTGCGTTCTTCATTAGACCTTCCATACAAGGAAAACGCTTAATGCTGATATTTGATTTCTTTGCAGGTACAGGTTCTTCTACTCAAGCCTTCAAAGATGCCGGGCATACCGTCATTACTTTTGAGTTAGACACGACTTTTGAGGTGACAGAACACGCCGATGTATTCAATTTAACGGCTGAATATCTGTTAAACAAATATGGGCAACCTGATTTTGTTTGGGCTTCTCCGCCTTGCACAGCCTTTTCCGTTGCTTCTATTGGGCGGCATTGGGCATCGGGCGGAGATAATCCGGTTCCAAAAACGGAGTTTGCCAAAATAAGTCAAGATTTAGTTTGGCATACAAGGCAATTAATTAAAGAACTAAATCCCAAGCATGGGTGGTTAATTGAAAATCCTCGCGGTATGTTGCGCAAATTACCGGCTGTTAAAGGCTTAAATAGGCGCACCGTGACTTATTGCCAATACGGTGATACGCGCATGAAGCCCACGGATTTATGGGGTGAATTGCCGGGTTGGATTCCAAAACCAATGTGTAAAAACGGCGATAAATGCCACACACCTGCCCCTAGGGGCGCACAAACTGGCACACAAGGGTTAAAAAACGCCAAAATCAAATCCATGATTCCTTACGAATTGGGTAAAGAAATTTTGGATCAGATATTAAAAACGACACAAAAAAATAATTAACAAAAATAGTTGCAAAATTTAAGCAAAAAGATAATAATTACACCAACAGGGCAAAAGCCCCCCAACATGGAGGCAACAAATGATTAAGACAGAAATAACAAACTCATTTACAGAGTGCAACCACAACGCGATGATTCAACAAATTGGCATGATGAACATAATGGCAGTATCAGGAGGGCGCGGCACGAAGCGCCTTACCGGTATGACATTCCCTATTAATTACGGATATTGCGTAGAAGTTGATTATGCCGCTAACGACACCTACACCGTACAGCGTGTGCGTTATGCAAAGGGCAAGCGTTGGGTAAAAGGTATTGTTGAGAATGTTTATTGCGATGAATTAGGTGAAATGGTTTATCGCGCATCTTGCTACAAGAATGTTGAGTTTGGCGAGGGCCGCTAATGGCCCGGTGCGGAGTTTGCGGCGGCAAAATCGGCAGAACAATAATTAAACACGGCGAAATATGTATAGAAGATAAACCAACCAAGGAGGCAAAATAAATGGCAACAGGTATTAAAGAGTGCATGATGTGTTACGGCAAAGGCTACATCGGCTATACCGATGATGATGGATGTGATGTTGTGTCTTGTGATTGCACATATCCGGCGGAGGTGAAGAAGTGAAATTCAAGATAGAACTGTTAGTTGAATACGATAATTTTGCGATTCCGGAAGGCAAAGCCAAATCTATGATTAACGGTATGCAACGGGAACAAGCACAATGGGCAGTTGAAGATGCGCTCAAGATTGCGGGGTTCAATCCGCAAACGCTCAACATCTACAAGGTGCGGGCATGAGTGAAGAATTATTTGATGATAGGCCGCGCTGTATATGGTGTGGCTCCTTTGGGGGCTATGCCAATCGGCTTATGATTAATCCCGATATGGAGGGCGGTTTTATCGCAGAGTGCGATTGGTGTTGGTCTAGCGACTATTACAGAAAGAAGGCGGCAAATGGCAAAGGCAACTAGAACATGGAGGCTAACGCGCAGGGGCAAGTTTGTAGTGGGCTTGTTGATCCTGTTGCTTGTGTCTTGGTTATTGCAGGTTACAACTCCCGATGAGTGCAAAGTACCGATTGGCGAAATGTCACAGTTTTGCGTGGATTTTTTATATCCATGACACAAAAAGTAGCAAAAAAAGTAAAAATAAAAACAACACAAATAACATGGAGGCAAAAAATGTACGAAATTAATCAAAAAATGTACGAAAGTACCTATACGGTAGTAGTGATTACCGATGGCGTAAAAGAATGGGCCAATAATTACGATAACGCCGTAGATGCAGTTAATTCATATAACCGCTTTGTGGATTATGGTACTTGCGTACATGAGCGCGTAATTAGTTTGGTTGAACCAAGCGGCAAATTTCATAGCAAGATATTCCTAAACCCGGCGGGTTTGCCGATACACTAACCCTGTCCAAATACCAACCTAAAAGGGGTAAGAGATGGATAACAAGATAACTAGATGTAAGTGCGGCGCATGGAAAGTAGTTGATGCGCTTTGCGGAGTATGCGAGAAGTTAGGGGTTAGGGGCTAGGGATAACCCGCCTCAAGCAAGCACTTTTAGTAGCCCTTATCGGGGTTGGGCTTGCTATTCCTCACGCGGATGCACACGCGCCACAACCAACACAAAAACAAGTGCGGGAAAAAATCTTGCCATTTGCAGAACCCAAGACCTATGCCCATCATCTTGTTAAAAAGCATTGGCGCGATTCGGCGCGGCAATTCACCTGCCTAAAAGCCTTGTGGGGCAAGGAATCGGCTTGGAATCACAAAGCCAAATCACCTACCCATGATTACGGCATCCCACAACGCCACATGAGCCACAACAGCCCGCAACAAATACGCGACTTTATGAAAGACCCGGCGGTGCAAATCCGTTGGGGCATTAATTACATAAAACACCGGTACGAAACACCTTGCGGCGCATTAAAATCTTGGCTCTCAAGAGCAGATAAAAACGGCAGAGGCGGTTGGTACTAATGTCCATAATCTTTCCTAATCATTGGGAACCTGTAACCCCTACTATTGATCCTGAAGAATGGATTGATGATGATGAGGAATAGTGGACAAACGAATTGTAAAAATCGTAGAAGAACGCGCCGGTAACTATTGTGAAGTTTGCGGAGGCGCGGCGCTTCCATCTATGGCATTGCATCACAGAAAGTTACGCTCTCGCGGCGGCCTAGACA